ATATATCCTCACATGCAGTAGGCTCAGCAATATAAATATATTTCTTTGTGTCGTACTTGTTATAACTATCTCGTTGTGCTTCGCCTTGTACTCGTGCGGTTTCAGTTCTCATGAGTCGTTCGGCTTGATAACGAGTAACATCAAACGTTTTTCGTAGTTCTCTAGCCAACACTTTAGGGTTCACGCCTTGAGATAAAGATTTGAATAGCAATTTCTCTAAGTCTTGCTGTAAAGCTATCGTATTACCCCAAATACCTTCAGAAAATATCGTTCTGATTGCGCCTTGATCAAGAATGCCCTCAACTTTATACGAACCATTTAAAATCTTATCTGCTTGTTTACGAAAATCTTCTTCGCTAGGCATATTCTCGGCTAAAATGCCGGCTTGTTCACGCAATTCTGTTAGTGTAGCTTCTGTCATGAACTCGTCAAACAGTTTTACTAAGCCTTCACCCATTGCCGTTGTAGCAAGTCCAATTTTTGCTTTAAGTAGCTCTAAACGACTGATACGCATTTTTAAATTGTATGTTCTCAAAAGTTTATTTGCAGTTGGCGAGAAGTCTTTTCGTTCGACCATTCTTTTAGCAGTCTTAGCAAATTCTTTTACGTCAAACTCATCTGCTCGTTTCATAGCATCTGCTATCGTGATATTTTCTTTTTCTGCATATTTAGAAACATCAGCAAGTATCTCTTTTTCGATGTCTTTCATAGTTTCTTCGAGAATGTCATTGATTAAATCTGCGTTGTTTGCATCTACTTGTATCTTACGTTCGATGTTTACTTGTTCACGTTTACGCCAGTACTCAAGTGATTTCATCTAATCAATCCTTTTCGAAGTCGAGGATATTCTGTCTTTGTTGAGCTGAGCTATCATCTTCCTCTTTGATTCGATCCATTTCTTTATCAACATCTGTAATGAATGAGCCTAAGCCTAATTTCGTTTTTTGACTGATTTCTGTACCTGCATCGACTAATGCTTTTAACTCCTCGAGAACAGCTTTAGGGAGGTTAGGTGTAAAGGTAATACGCAAACCTTTCAAGTCCGCATTCGTAAGCTCAGATGTTTCAGAACGCAAATTAAAAAGCAAACGATATCTACGAGCCATAGCCTTAGCAAAAAGGCGTTGCTTGTTAGATGTCATTTGCTCGAATCCAAATAATTTGTATTTCATAGCTTCTCCACTTTGAACACCAGAGAAGTTGCTATCTGTTAAGTCTGGAACCATTGAAATTTGATGAATATCTTTTCTTACACGATCTTTATACGATTCAACACCGTTCACATCGTATTGTTTGTAAATGTAGTTAGCGGCGATATTTGTTTTGTTTCCGTTAATATCCGTACCAGTCTGCAAAAGCAACATATTCGCTTCTTTTTGCTTGATTGCTTCATCTGTCGTAAGTCCTGCTGCATCTAAATCGCCATTAATTACTAATAGAGCATTCGTTAAGTCTGTCATATAGTTTGCAATGTCTGACTGTGCTGCATCGTATAAATCGATAAGTGATAACACATCTTCATATAAGCCCATTCTAAAGCGATTAGCCGAATACTCTGTGATAGGCACATCTTTATGAGAATGTGGTTTTGCTTCGCCATCACGTACCAATTCGATAGCACTCAGTGTGGTTTCTGCAAAGTTATGTGTTTCCTCAGCAGTATAAACAACCGGCTTGATTTTCACTTGATCCATACTCGTTGTGAAATTTGTTTTAGGATATCGAACGGCCAAAATAGGTTTACGCTCAATCGATAGATCGTATACAACAAACGTTTCAAACACGTTGCACTGATAAATCACATCTTCATCAGACTCATTTCGCATCATATACTCATAAGCTCGACCATATTTGTCCATATCTAGCCAAATTTCACCATTTAAGCCGTCAATGTCATTGTTAGCATTAAAGTCATTGATTACTTTTTGTTGTTCTTCGCCTTCTATCGCAACCTTGACTGCGTTCCCTGTGTTGTAACCCACGTCAAACGTACAAAGGACTTTACCGAAGTTATGTGCTGCACGATGATCAGCTTTATCTTTTTCTTTACGGCGTATGTTACGCATGATATTTGTATTTTTCGCTTTATAGTAATCATCAAGCACACTCAAACGCGGCACTTGTTTTTCATGATGGTGCATAATCATGTCTGCTAAGTCATTTAAGTTACTTAGAAGTTCTTCAGCAGAAGAATAGCGATAGTGTATGTTTGATTCAACTGGAAACGATACAAAGTTAGTATTTACACCAGTTGTTTGATTCAAATCTGCTCCATGTTCAAATTCGTTTACTTTATCCATTGTTCACTCTCCTTTATAATCCCATATTTCGTATACGTTTAATCATCTGAGAAGTATCTTTCTTCTTCTCAATAACGCCAATTTTATCTCGAATAGGTAAGAACGAGTATTGACTGGCGTTTATCGTATGATCGTTTGAATCTTCCGGTTTGTCACCATCCCACGCATACGTGTTTAATTCATGTATATGTACATTGCAATGATCGGCCACTAAATACATTGGCTCTTTTCCGTCTGAATCCATCCAACCAAGCATTAAATTAATACGGTCAATAATCTTCATTCGTTTATCTGAACCAGTGAACGTGTATACATTCGGTTTAGAACGCTTTAATTTAGCAAGCTCAGTTAGTGTCGCTTGGTCTGCATTATCGACATAAACCGTTTTAGACAATCCCCATTTGTTTCTACAACGCTCTAAAAACTGAAATAAGTTGATAGCCACATCGCTTGGAGAGAATGGCACTTTTTCATCTTTGTTGTTCTTTACTTCTTCTTCTAACGTTACAAGTTGCCCTGTATTCGTCACGCCTTGAAAAATAAATGAGATCGTATCTTCTGATTTAGCAGAGTAAGCAGTATCGACACCACAAGAATAATGAACATACTCTTTTTGCATTGCTTGTCGCTCGCTTATAACGTTGTTTCGGTACTCAAAATTTGAGAATATCAAACCTTCAGCACGACCTCTGACACCTTGTATCTTGTTCTTATACAGCTTAGTCCCAAGCGGAACGGAAGAAATGATTTTCTGTTTCTTCGCTTGCGTCAGTCCATCATTATGGTCAAAACTAAAAAACCAGTGAACCCAACCTTCTTTAGGTGTGGCGTTCAACTGGTCTAATATCTCTTGCGGTGCATCATGTTCATATTGCGGTAAAGGTCTAGCATGATTGATAAACTCATGATAAATCGGCAACTCTGGATCGTCTGGATTGAGTGTGGCCATTACATAATCAGCACGCATGAATATTTCTCTGACGTACTCCATATCTGCAATGTTTACCTCATCGATGTACAAACAACCGTACTGCCCACCTAATACTTTTTTCCAACGTGCTTTATTATCGTAACCCAAAACATATACGATTTTTTGACCGTTCGGCGTTTCATATTTCAGATGAGGGAGAGCGTGGTCTTTATCCCCTTTAGAGTGATAAGAAACAAAACTTCCGAAAATATCCGTTATCCCTAACTCAGATTGAATGATATTCTTTTCGATAGTCCCCAAATCTAATCCACTAAGCACATGTAGCTTTCTTTTCGATTCAGCAACACGAAACATAAATTTAACAGCGCCCACAGTTGTTTTACCTGCTGCGGTAGTTCCCTCCAGAAACTCAACATCTGTTCTATACTTCATAAATTGACGATACTTCTTGGAAAGGATTAGATCACTCATCTTCATCACCTAGTTGTGATAGTATGCTACCGAGTTTATCCATTTTAAGTTGTCCGTTGATTTCTGTTTGTTGCTTATCAGTATATAAACCAGCCATCGTCAAAATCATTTTTCTGTCTTGATGCCCTTTTTCTTCTAAAGCATATTTGAATGTAGCATTTAACACTGCACTAGCTTTTCCTTTGATTAAGGACATGCTAGTATCGTTGACCAAACTGACAAATTCTTCTTTTTTCATTGAATCGTAATATTTATTTCGACTGATTTCAGCGAGATTACACAACTCTTTGACGGTTTTACCAACGTTTTCCACGTCTAACAACACATCTAGTAATCTTTTTTCAGCAGCCGTTGGTTCATATACGTCATTTTCTGTCATGTAATCACCACCTTTCTAAATCAACGGATCTCCCCAATGCCGAACACCATAATTAGTGCCATCATCTATCGTTTCACTTCTCATGAACTCTAAGTACAATTCCCAGTTTATGCCGAACTTATCATACATCATTCGTTCATAACTTTTTCTTTGTTCTTCCCACTTCATTCTCATAAATGGATCAGCAAACGGATTATCTCCATACTGAAAAGCACGACTATGTTTGCTATTACTTTCAATACTCTTCAATCGCTCGTATTCGCTTAACGAAATCGTAATTAAAGGTTCTTGCATTCTACTCACTCCTTCCCAAAATAAAAAAGCCTAACCTAAGTTAGACTTTAATCGCTTTGTTTTCCCACTTCTTATAAGCATCAAAATAAACTTCTTCTTTATCTCCGTTGTAAGTCAATTCATAGTACATACCATCAGATAAAGTAGTAGATACCAAAGCTTTTGAATTTTGCAGCGTTTTAGATAACCAAACAATGAATACATCGTCTTTTGTGATTTCTTTCTTATCCGTTTTGTCCAAATGTTCATTTGCGTATTTTACTACTTCTTCTTTACATAATTGAATAAATTTTTCACTGTCCATTCTAATTCCTCCTCAAAATAAAAAAGCCTCACCCTGCACAGTAAGACTCGTATATACACAATATGCAGTTGTTTGCTACCTGTATTTCCGTACAGTAGCGATAAACTAAACTAATAAGAATAAATCTCATTTCGCCAAACGGTCGAACCGTTTTTTCTATAAGCCTTGTGGGACTCGAACCCACATTTCGACTGCGCTGTCGAGCGTTCTGCCAATTAAACTAAAGGCTCAAACCATTTGACACCTGACTAACACTTGTGCCTGTCGCACCGTCTGCGATAAGTTTTCGAAGCGTCCTTCGACTTTTATATGCTAGTTAAACCACACCGAAGCCTCGCAACTTCATGCACGCTTTTACGTGTTGTGGCATCTTGAAAGGAGTAAATCATGCAAAAAATGAAACCAAAGTAGTCTTGCCCTCAAGGAGCAACTAGCGTGTAATGAATCGAACATTACTTACGTCACCAGACACGCTAACAACAACTTCTAGATTTTTTATCTGCTTTGCAATGTGTTTCCGCACACTGCTGATAATACTAATTTAACACGGATTTTAGGCTAAAAAGTCCAGAAATAGTCCAAAATTAAACGCCTAGTCCTAACTTTATCGCTAACTCTTTGAAAAACTCTTTCTTCAACTCAAATGCTGTACTTCTGCTACAGTAAATCAAGTTATTTGTAATCAACCCTTGCATCGTATACTTGCGTTTTCGCTTATCCTTCAAATACAATTCTTCAATGATTACTTTCGTATTCTCATCTGATTCATCTAGCGTATCTTTTACAGCCTTCTGATTGCGTTCTAAACTTGTTAAACGTCTGTCTTGGTCAATCGTAATCAAAAGAGTTGCAGCCGCTTCTGTGTGTCCTCTGTTACTCTTAATCCATCCGTTCGCATCATTTTCGATATAAGGATGTTCGAGTTCTTCCATACGCTGTTTTAGATATTTCTCTGTTTTGTAGTAATCAGACAATACATCCACAATATAATCATACGTGCTTTTTCTCATTCCTCATCCTCCGATATCCCTGTAATCAACTCACGTTTTTCTATTTCTAACAAAGCTTTATCATTTTCTAAATGGAAAATTTCAAACTTTAAATCTTTTATATCTTTTGACAATTTCGTTATTACAAGTAAACTAACTGAAGCTAATGAACCAAAAAGCAATATTGATAAAATGTCCATTCACTCGCCTCCATGAATCTTACTCGCTTGCACAACACACATAATCGCCACACCAACACAACCGCCTAGAATAAAACTGATTAAACTGTACGCTATAATTTCGCTAGTCATTATTTTTGTCCCTCTCTCTGAAAAACTTGTTTACACGACTATTTTCAAATTCACGTTCTCGTTCTTCAATTTTTTTATTGAATCGTTCTCGCCTTTCCTCAGATTCTCTTTTAAATTTTCTGTTTGCTACGAAAGCCCAAAAAGCTATGAATATACCAAAAACTATATTGAACACTAAAATTATCGCTACCAGCGTTAAAACTATATCAGCCACGTTTATACCCCATTTCTTTTACGCTCACACGTACATTCCCCTCATGCTGAATGCAATACTCTAATTCACGTAGAACCGCTTCTTTTCCATGTTTAGCAATCATTCTGTTTATTTGTGCTTGGATATCTGTTCGTTGGATTTGTTCGATCGTTGGTTTCATAACTTACGACCTCCTAACCCACCTACTGTTGGATAAAACACATCAGCATAAACACTTACAGCTCTATCCACTTTAGTATCGATCACTTGAATACGATCATTGATTAATGGTTCTGCTAAATCTTTTAAATAAGAAGATCTAATATTTACTTTTTCACCATTGATTTCTCTAATTACTTTACGTCCGTTCAAAATAGATTGAATATCTGCTTCGCTTAACACGATTTCTTTCATGATTGTTCCTCCTTAAACAGACCTCTATCATTATTGATATATCCCGAATTGATCATGAATTTAGTTAAATATTTTATTGCTGTGTCCTTTGCTATAGATGAATGCTTATATAACGAGATATAACTCAATACACTTTCATCAACATTCATATGAAAATTACTCCTACTAAAATTTGCTGCTATATCTTTTTGGATTTCTTTAATGATTCGATCAAACTTAATCATTTTACTGCACCTCATTTCAAGAATATTCCGTCATTACTATTTTCAACAAAATCACTATCTCATTTAGGCTAAAATACTGCCTTTTTATTTTTCTGAAATATGAGATAGTGATTATTTGCGTATATTGATGAAATAACTATGTCAGAATATTTTTATTATTTATTGCTGAACCTCAAATCATACTCTTTTAGAATATAATTATATTTCTCTGTCACGAATCGAAACCGATCTTGTCTAAGTTCCAAATTACCTCTCCAATTTGTTTGTTGATCCAGATCATACAATTGTTGAAAT